CGTCCCGGATCATACGCAGACCGGGACCAAGGGCACCAACACGATTATACAACGCAGCTTCCGCTGCACGAGCCGGCAAACCAAGCCTGGCAGCATCAGCCAGGTATTTCTCGGTCAACGCCCGAGCTTTTGCCAGCTCATTATTCTGCACTGCCGTTCGGATATCCATCAGCCGACGGACAGCTATCGAGGGAAGTGTCCCTACAACTCTACCCTCAGGATCACGCGTCGCAGCCAAATCACCAGAACGCGCAACCAGCTCCTCAGTACGCGTCTTCTGCGCCTGCGCCTCGAGCAAATCTATCTCGGCACGCTGACGACGCTGCTGAATCACAGACAACGCAGTCGACACACCCCGGCTCACACCGCTCTCCTGGCGCGCTATCGACGCGCCTGGCGGAGTAGACGCCGGGTTCCCGATCGCAAGCAACGGATTAAAACCCGCTGCCTCCATATCCGCACGAGCGCGCTGAGCAGCCGTGCTACTCATGCGCTCCTGAAACCTCATCTGCTCGCGCGCCATCCGCGCGTTCGCCGCATTCGTTTGCTGCTGACCCAAAAAATCCAACGCCCCAAGGGCGAACGGAGCCGCAGCCGCTATTAAAGGCAAAGGCATTACAGTCTAACTCCAAGACCAGGAACCGACCGAGCCGGAATCGGGCGCACCATACGCACGTCAAAGTATGCGTCAAACAACACCTCCGCATTCAAAGCGCCCGCTCCCGCCGCAAGAATACGCGCTTCCAAAACCGTCGAAACACCAGTCGCCAGAAACGTCGAACTCAACGTAGGCCTCGCCGCAAAACTCTGCGCCAGATGCCAGGCATGCAAAGTACCCGCCGTCTTAGAACGGAACTTACCCGTAATCAACGACGGCCGATACCGATACTCAGCCCAACGCTCCTGATAACCAAAAACCGTGTCGTCACCCGCAGTACCATCGCAGTAAATCTCTTTCGAGTACACCGGCTGCTCGCCCAGCTGCGCAAAGGCCGGCCAATAAAAATCCAAATACGAACGACGGAACCACATACGATGCAGACCCTCCTGGTACGTCAGGTCTGCCCGAACATTTGCAAGACCCAGAATCACGCCATGCTCCGTAAAGGAGCTTGAAAAACCGTGATTCTGCACAACGCCCGTGCCGATACCCGCAAGACCACCCAGCGGAGTCGAACCACCTGTCAAACCCGTCGCCGAAGTCTGCGCGATCGGATTAATATTAATCGGCGTCGAACCGCCGCCCAGGTACTCAGCACGCTGCTGCCGCATATCCGGCGAAATCACACCAAAGTGAGCACGAATCAACTCCGTGTAACGCGTACCACCTCGCGCGTTCGTCTCAAGCAACCGCTGCACATGATACGCCAACCGAAGGTTGTTAATCGTCACGCGAACGTCCGGCACACCAGCCGACAAACCGGCCTTCACGAAAATATCACCCGCAGCAGTCGTCACCGTCGAACTCGGGTACGTCACAATCGAACCAGCCGAACCGCCGCCGGTTTCGTGCACCTGCTGGTTCACCGTATTCGCAACACCAGCAGCGTCCATACCAATACCACTCACCGGCGCGCCAAGCTGTAACCCAAAATGGAAAGGCTCCGTAAAATGCGGACCAACGCCACCTACAGACGTGAACGACTGCAACCACGGACCAGGCTTCGCTGGCCACGGACGACACGACGTGAAATAATCCGGCCGCTTATTACGATTCTGCATCGGATACGCAGTCGCCAAGTCCGGCCCGTCACTGAACGGCATACCAACCGAATTGTTCACGTCCTCGTCACGGAACCACTGGTTGTAAATCAACAAGTACGCACGCAACGGCAGCGCGTTCACGTTGATTGTAGCAGCTCCACCGATCTGACCAACAACCGGGATACCCATGTAATCATACACACTCGACACAGCGAAACCACCAACCGGCGATGTAACCACAGGAATCAAAAACGCCGTCGTATCGGCCGGATTATTCTGCTCACCAAAAAACGCATTCGCGTGCTCCCAAATCAGCCGATACGGCACAAAAAAGAAAAACGTGTCCAGGTAAAGATTATCCATAACCGGAAAAAACGGCGTTGCCAACCGAGCGAACGCCGTCAAATTCACACGATGAGAATCGCCAGGCAAAACTTCGTCAACATAAATCGGCACAAGCCAATCCGAGTTGAACGTAGTCTTCAACGTAGCACCAGACGCAAACACACTGCGCGGCACGTCCGGCCGCACAACCATTGAATACTTCCGCGTATCAACTGATCGAATCTTCATTACGCCCTCCGCTCCTGAGGAATCGCAGACAACTCCTCAGGCGTCAGACCAGCTGCCGCAATATCCTCCCCGGTGATCTTCCGACTCCAACGATCCTCCAACGACAACCGATTCTCCACACCGCTCACTCCGCTCGCTGAAACGACTTCCGTCGCGTCACAAATCACCGAATACAACCCAACCAGGTCGCCCGTCGACTCATCGAACGTCCCAACCTGCGCCAAAAGAAAATCCTCCGGATGCATACCAATCACACTCTGCTGACCCTTCAACGAATCAGCAAAAATGCGCGCCGCCTCCACCTGCGTGCGCGCAAGAAACAACATGCCAAACTCAATTCCCTTACGGTCATACACCGAGCACACAACTCTCATATCACAGCCTCCTGGGCAAAATGATTTAAACGCGCCAAATGAACCGCGGCGCTATCCTCGCGCCGCCGCTCGCTACGCTCACTCATTGGCCGCAACAACGCACGCTCATAACGCTGATGCTTAATTGCCTCAGCTCCAATAGGATCTAACTCAGCGTGCTTCTGAAAATAATAACGAGGAACCGGGCGGGCTCGCCCGCCCACGACAAGATGATCACGAGGGAAAACGTCGGTGTAATACTTCTCAAGCCACCACGCTCCTATTCCCGGATTCCTGGACATAACCGCAAACTCGGGAGCACGACCACCTCGAACGCGAGCTGCTCCCGAACCCACAACCTTCTTCAACGAGTACTTCGTCACATACGCCGCTGACGCAGGCGTCAGAGGCGCAACAACACAATGGCCAAGCCGCCACGTATCCTCTAACAGCGGCGAGACAAAGTTATCACGACCAAAAGGACGTTGATCAACGAAAGCAAAGTTAAAAAGCAACACATGATAATGAGGCCTAAGGGTATTTTCGCCGTACTCTCCACAAGCGAAGTATCTAATAGGCCGACGCCCGTTGACCGCGACCTGAAAACCGTCATTATCTTTCCTAAGACGCTTAAAAAAGAGCTGAAGATGCCTAACATTGACGCCACTATCGTCAGGGATATGAGCAGGGTCATACGTTAAGGTCAGGAAAGAATTGAATTCATACAACGAGGCCTCATGCATACACCGAGCTGCCCAACCCTCCGTCCGGCAGACTCGACACCCCACACACTCCCCACAGGGGATCTCCACCAAACGCATACCGGCCCCACCTGAAGGGCCGGTAAACGTCAACGGACCAGAATCGCTCTCGCGATACCCATGCTTCGGATAGTAACACGGCATTACAGCCGAAATCCGCCACGCTCAGGACGCGGGCGAACATTACGCGGATTCGTCCGCCCAACCTGGCGACGAAAACTCCGAGCACTCTGCCGCTTGTTCACAGGTCGACGCATTGCACATAACCTCCGTTACGGTAAACAACAGCGAAGCCAGGCAACTCACTTCATCCTAAATCGGCAGGCGCAGACAACTCACAGCCTTAGAGAACCACCCGACTTCGCATAATAAAATAACAAAAGGGCAACCAAAAGCCCAGTTAAAAAATCTTAACAATCTACTTCCACCTATCGGTGTCAGTCCACATACTATGGTGAACTAAAAACGTATGTGGCCGCGCGACCCACGCGCGTAGCAAAAAGCATGCCATCCGGCATACCTATAGACAAGCAGTGAACTCCAGACGGCAAAACTACTGCCGTCAGGAGTCCACCGCTATCACTTAACAGATTCAAGCTGCCCCTCGCTGGCTGCCCAGACACGCGCACGCGCGCACGAAACGCGCACACACGCGCGCGCAAGGGCTCACCCGCTCGCATCAGCTTTCTCAACCTTATCCTTACCAGGATCAACAACAGGAGCCCCCACAAGAGGCTCCAACACCCCGAGCTTCACCAGCTCGTCACGGCGCTCAGGATCCTGAAGCGCCTCAACAAACACGGCCGGATCGTTCGCAAACGCTTCGCGTACCTCACCAGGCAACGACATAAACGCTTCCTTGCCCGCGCGAACGACCTCCAACGCCGTATGAAAATCTATCGACGTAAAATCACCAAACACCGCCTCCGTCAACGGAGGCGCCGGACTCGCGCCACTCAGCGCGATCCGACGGACGATCACATTAATATCACAATCGTCCTTAAACTGCTGCAACGTCTTGTCCTCGTCACCCGAACAGTCCAAACCAGGTGCCGTGGCCATAAGCTCGTCATACTCGGCAGATTCCGCAGCAACATAACGCACGATCACCTCGGCGGTCGAAGAATAGAAACCACGTCCCGGATCATACGCAGACCGGGACCAAGGGCACCAACACGATTATACAACGCAGCTTCCGCTGCACGAGCCGGCAAACCAAGCCTGGCAGCATCAGCCAGGTATTTCTCGGTCAACGC